TATTTGATGTCAAGGGACAGCTGATCAAGGACAAAAAGACCAAGCTGCCCAAGACTGTGCCCGATCCTGCCTGGTTGCTGTTTGAAAAATGCATGCGTGGCGATACCAGTGACAATGTGTTCAGTGCATATCCCGGTGTGCGAACCAAAGGCACCAAGAACAAGGTTGGGCTAGAAGAAGCCTTTGGCGACATGGGCAAAAAAGGCTATGCCTGGAACAATCTCATGTTGCAGCGTTGGACCGACCACAATGGTGACGAACACAGAGTTCTGGATGATTATGAACGCAATCGTTGTCTAATTGATCTCACAGCACAGCCACAAGAGATCAAGGATCTAGTGGATGCTGCCATACGTGATCAAGTGAGTCACAAGGACGTGGGACAAGTGGGCAGTCACTTTTTGCGATTCTGTGGCAAGTACGAATTGGTCAAGTGCAGCGACTCAGCAGACAGTTTTGGACGCTGGTTGAATGAAACCTACAAAGGAGTGTTGAATGAACAGCATAGTGGCTAAACCAGTGATAGCAGATCGCTACTGGATACTTAAAAAAGACGACCGCAAGATTGGTCAAATTGAAGCTGACGCAGAGGGCATTGTTGTAAAAATTCAAAACACAGTGCAACGATACAAAACGCTCAAGATGGCAGGTCGTGCTGCTGGAATTGAATTTGCAGAAAAAGAATCAGTGACTCCGTCACAAGATCAACAGGCCTACGGCTATGACACCGGTGGTGTGGTACACAATGCCATGTGGGATGTGACTCATCGATTGCCGCTGTTTACTAGAGACAACAAATCCAAGTCCTGGTTTGCTGCTGGTTGGTATCGAGTAAAACAACATCGCACCTGGAAGACTGTGCAGAACCCCAAACTTATTACCTTGCAACGCTATGCATATCAAGGTCCTTTCCACTCCAAGGAACAAGCAAATGAATCCGTTTAGAGATCAAGAAAAATTCATGAAAGCCTGCGATCAGAAAACTGATGCGTATGCAATTTCTCAGTACAAGATGTATCTGAATCTAATAGACGAAGAACATGCCGAACTCAAACAAGCAGTTGTAGAAGATAACATAACTGAACAGCTGGATGCCTTGATTGATATTTTAGTTGTTACTATTGGTGCCATTCACAGTGCTGGTTTTGACGGCGAAGGCGCCTGGAAAGAAGTCATGAACACAAACTTTGCCAAGATTGATAAAAAGACCGGCAAGGTTCGCAAGCGTGAAGATGGTAAAGTGCTAAAGCCAGTGGGCTGGAAGGCTCCAGAACTGACACAATTCGTCAAAAGAACATAGTATGAGCTTACACATCAATCGGTTTGTTGATTCAATCAAGGCACACGAGAGTCGTGGGCAAAAAGACTTTGTCATGACCCTGCGTGACGCCAAGGATCTGCACGGTGACATAACCAAACTGCTGATGACCCTGGCTGCCATGCGAACTGTGCCTGTTGAGAACTCAGTAACAGAGGTGGTTTTGGATGGTGGATCATTTAAAAGCACATAGTTAATGGCATAAATAATGCTATGAGTAGACCCAAGCCTCAAGTGCTGATTGAGCACATAAACAAGCAAACCTACAAGACCGAACAAGTGTTGGCCAGCGAAGGCGTGTGGGCAGTGTTCTACGAGGCCAAGCCCATCAATCTCAAAACTGCAAACATGCTGACCCAGTATCCAGGGCCCAAGTATAAAAAAGTTAGTTTTTCAAATCCTGGCCATGCAAAAAATCTGGCCAAGAAACTAAACACACAGTTCAAAACAGACAAGTTCACAGTAGTGCTATTGACTCAGGGGGCGCAGATATACCCCGATGTTCGATAAGATCCAACTCACCCAGCAAATCCTACAAGGCTTGCCAGCAGACGATTGCCCGGTCTTTGACCAAGCATTTGCCGACTGGTGGATGGATTCTCGCGATGGCGGCGGCATGCGTTTGACCACCGCAGGCTATCAGGCCATTACCACCTTTGACATCAAGATGTATGTGTTTGACATTCCGGCACACACTCTGCTGCCACGACATCTGCTGTTGATGGATCGAAAACTGGATTGTCCCTACTATCTCAAACTGGCAAGGAAATTACAGATCACCTTGTTTGGCAGCGAGCAGGCCCTGATGATGACCATGTACGGGGATTTTGACCGGTTCATGCGGTATCTAGCACGTATCTAGCGGTTGACCATTATTCGCCAATACGCTACACTAGTATTTGCAGCAGAAATTGTTGTAAAATAACCACAATTTGCCCGATTGACCAATATTGCCCGAAATGCTATAATATACGCATGGAAGCAAAAAACACACCACGTAAAAAACGTTCAGATCGTACGCATGTGATCTACATGCTACAATCTGGTGCAGATTTTTACATTGGTGTTACTGCCAAAACTGCCAGCACAGTGAACCGTAGTGTTCAGACTCGTTTCAACAAGCATGTTTATCGTAGCAGAACTGAAGACAAGAGCTGGGCACTGTATGAGTGCATGCGTGAGCGCGGCGCAGACAGTTTTGCAGTGTTGATTGTTGACGCAGTGCGTGGCAAAAGTGCAGCTCATGCTCTGGAGCGTGAGCTTATCCGTTTGCATAAACCCAATCTGAACAGCGATGTTCGTGGATGCTAATTCGGTTGACCCTTATTCACCGAACTGCTATAATATACGCATAGACAGCAAAAAGGAGCCAGAAATGATCAAGCAATTTGTACAGGTTAGTGCCCACAGAGACAGCAATAATTTTGCACATTGTAGCAACCTGAGTCTGATGGCCAATCAGAACATGAGTGCCCTACAGGCCCAGCGCTACCTGCAGGTCATGGCAGATGACTATGCCCAGCGCGGATACGCCGTTGAGTGGATTCGTGAGGACTTTGATGCAGTGTACGAAGAAATGTACGGTGACCTGTTTGAGTCCTGTGCCGTGTTGAACTAACGCAGGAGTTGACGAATGTATAACTTGATTCTGGTGCTAGCCACAGGTGTTACCACCGTTGGCAATTATGCCAATATCAATTCTTGCCAGGCAGCGTTGGCACAATTTCAAAAGCAAAATGTCACAGCGGCCTGCGTACAGCATCCCAGTCCTGAACAAAGCATGACACAGGCCCTGGCCATGATGCAGAATTTTATGAAAATTATGGAGCAAAAATGACACTCAATGAAAAAATGAATCAAGACATTGACCAGTTGATTGCTGAACTTGAGCAAGCAAAACTCACTTGCACATATCTACAACGTAGTGCCGCAGTGCAGATGATTGCAGAAAAATGCAACAACTACAATGAATACTGGACTGATCGTTTGTACAGTCTAGTGGACTAGTACAGGTATTTTATTTTAACAGGCGGGAACACAATGGAAAAATTTATGGAATGGTTTGGTCGTCACCGCAAGACGATTGGATACACTGTCGGTGGTGTTAACTTAGGAGCTGGCATTGCCGCAATCGCCGGTGGCGGTGTTTGGCCTGGAATAGTATGGCTAATCTTGGGTGCAGCAATTATCTTAGATACAAGAATGTTCAAATAACATTGCGTGAGTGCTATTGAAAAAGACCTAGGTCAATCATGGACTCATGTGTTATAATAAGTACAGCAACAAGGAGTAACATATGATGGTTATGGTAGCAAAAACAACAGACGGACGATTTGTAGAAGTCGTGCGGGTTGCCGAAACTGTGGCCTTTAGCTCTGAGCCAGACTGGGTTATGATATGCATGGACTGGGAAAACTCAGAACGCAGAAAAGCCCAATTCAAATGGATACCAGCCAGCACCAGATTTGAATGGGTGCGGGAGTTTGTGGGAGCAGAAGCATGACAACCTGGATCACAAGTGATCTGCATTTTGGACATCGAAACATCATGAGTTTTTGTCCTGTTGCACGGGCACGATTTCGCAATGATGTGGCCTACATGAACGAGGCCATGGTCAAGGAATGGAACGACTTGATTGGTGTAGACGACACTGTGTACATCCTGGGTGACGTGGCATTCCTGCCTGCGGAAAAGGCTGTGGCAACTGTGCGTCGACTGCATGGTGCCAAGATCCTGGTAGAGGGCAACCACGACCGTAAGTTGTTGCAAGATACGGATTTTAGAGATTGCTTTGAACAGATCTACAAGTATCTGGATGTGCAGTTCAACGAAGTCAAGGTGGTCATGCTGCACTATCCCATTGCAGAGTGGGACCAAATGCATCATGGCGCTGTTCACTTTCACGGACACATGCATGGTGGCCACAGTGGCCTGGAAAATTATCGTGCTCTGGATGTGGGCATGGATGCCACTGGCATGATTGCAATCACCATGGAAGATGCTATTAGACAAGCATTAAAAGGTAGAATCAAGGAACATCATGCCTAAGTGTTATCAGCTGATTGGAGTGCCAGGTTCAGGCAAAAGCACCTGGATCTGTAACCAAATATGGGCCCAGGGCTTGACTGTGGTTAGTACAGACACCTTTGTGGAAGCCTATGCCAACGCACAAGACCAGACCTACAGTCAAGTGTTTGAAGATTACATGCCCACGGCTGTTGATCTAATGGTTCAGCAGGTTGTGTTTGCACACCAGCACGGCCACACTGTGATCTGGGATCAAACCAGTGTCACGGTGGCCAGCCGTCGAAAAAAGTTTCGCATGCTGCCGGACTACCAGCACATTGCTGTGGTGTTTAAGACTCCCGAGCCTGACGAATTGTCTCGGCGTTTGGCAAGTCGCCCGGGCAAAATAATCCCAGAAGAAATAGTACAAGATATGATTGACCGATTTGAAATGCCCACACTAGAAGAAGGATTCCAGGAGATATGGCATGTATAACGATCAAAGCCATCTACCCATAGCCGAACAAAGCCTGGTGTACCGATTGCGCAAGCGGGCAGAGATACGTAGGCAGATAGTTGTACGCAAAAGTGTAGAAGAAGGTAAACCCGACCGTATTGCTGATCTATTAGAAGAGGCAGCAGCAGAGATTGAGCGTTTGAAAAAACAAATTCTAGATCTAGAAGATTTGGTTGCTGCCAAGTAATCTGTTGACACTAAATAACATTCCTGTTACAATCAGTTTTTAGGCCAATAGCTTAATGGTAAAGCAACCGACTCATAATCGGTTGAGTCTTGGTTCAATTCCAAGTTGGCCTACCAAACACCTGGCGTTCGTTCAACGGATAGGACATGATTCTTCTAAAGTCATTATAGAGGTTCGATTCCTCTACGCCGGACCAGAATATTGCGAGTATGGTGAAATAGGTAGACACAAGAGACTTAAAATCTCTCGCTCGCAAGGGCATGCTGGTTCGATTCCGGCTACTCGCACCACAACAAAAGGAACAGTATGATTTCCTCCAGTCCAGATCGCTACACTTTCCAGAAAGACAAGTACATCGAGCGTTGCCGGGAAGAAGGTCGCGATCTTGATGATCCCAATGTACAGGCCTTGATCCGGCTCTATGATGATGCCCGGGCCCAGGCTGATCAACATGCCCAGGATCCCGAGTGGCAAAAACACAATCTAGAATTTGATCTGCGCACCACTGACTGGATCATTGACAAGGTTCGCGAAAGCAGAGTATACGCTCAAAATCTCTATGCTGTGATGTGCAACAACCTGTTTCAGAAACAAGAGGTGTGGCCCATACTGAAAGATCAAGTCTGGTCATGTACCTGGCGACATGCTGGCGGCATTGTGGCTGACATGCGGGGCGAGGGTGACTACATCAACTGGTACTGTAGCGGCATCAAGGGCGGCGATGTCATGGAACAATCAGAATGGGACATGCTCACACAAGAGCAACAGATTTTCCGCAAAGAAAGCGAAGCCTATGTAGGCGAAAGCACCATCACTGATGAGCTACAGGAAGACCTGGCACGTCTGGGTTGGTCTGTGATTCCAGAATAAACCACCATAAATTTTGCCAAAAAAGTTGACTTTTGTCGCAAAGGCATATATACTACACTTATGAACAAGCACACTATCCTCGCTGCAATTATACTATCCCTGACAGGGATGACCTATGAGCGCGATTGGAGCCAGGGTCTTTGTTGATGTGATCAAACCGCATCCTTCAAAGACCCGCAGCAAGCGGGTTTTTTTATGGCGGTTGACCAGTATTGCACAAGATGTTATACTAGAGACTAGTTAGAAAAGCAGCACAGTGCATCGACACAGTGCCAAGAGTTCGTTAAAAATTTGATTATGGTGTACTCAGATTCAGTTCTGAGCACTATATGTAAACATCGTGCCGAACAGTCAAATTGCCTTGAACAAGCAGATGAGCATGGTGTTTACATATAGTGGAGCATTCGTCTATCGGTTAGGACAGTGGGTTTTCAGTCCACTAAGAGCGGTTCGACTCCGCTATGCTCTACCAAGTTTAGGACAGTTGGCCGAGTGGTTGAAGGCGACGGACTGTAAATCCGTTCTGTAAAAAGCGCAGTGGTTCAAATCCATTACTGTCCACCAAGTTTTTAGGTGCGTTCATATAACGGTCATTATCCTGGATTGTCTATCCAGAGACGGGAGTTCGACTCTCCCACGCATCGCCAAGTTTTTGCCCCGGTGACGGAATTGGTATACGTGTTGGTCTTAGAAGCCAAATTTTGGGAGTTCGAGTCTCCCCTGGGGCACCAAGTTTAAGAGTTCGTCTAGAAACCGGTAAATTGTAGTTTGGTCTACAAGCTCTTGATTAGTTTATGGTGTCATAGGATGTAACGGGGTGCGGTTTGCCTCAACCTTGAATGATCATCAAGGTTTTCTTGCGTGGGTTCGAATCCCACATGATGCCCCAAGTTATGCAGTTTTTGTCTGGAGTAATATTCCTGGACACGAATAAAAACAGAAATGTTCTGCGCCAAGTTATGCCCTGGACTGTGTTGCGAGTCAGATTTGAAGCTGAACGTAGACAGGTTCAATTCCTGTTAGGGGCGCCAAGTTTTGTTAGAGTGTTAGCAAGAGAAAGTCACGCTGTCTAGGTTTCTTCGAAGGACCGACGCAGTAGAAGGTGATGGGTTCGACACCCACCCTGTGGGGAACTGCAGGGGTCCATTGAGGCGACT